CAGCATCTTTGGCCGCAGTTTCAGGCTTGGTACTAGATACCGTCATGGCAGATGCTAGGTCAGCGTATCCATTGTGTTGCGCAAGGGTTGTCAAGGCGTCGCGCACGGTGGTGCCACCGCCATATATCCCGCTCATCAACGCGTTTCCACTTTCCCCATACTTCCATATGTCCTTGTGAACCTCGTTATCACCACGAGACGACTTCGGCTGCACTTCTTGGAATGGTTTGTCCAGAACACCATCGTGCTTGGCCTTTGCGTACAGCACGGCCAGCGCCTTGCGCGGCCACTTCGGTGTGGTTCCGTACCCAATATCAGCCATCGGAACCGCTGCGCGGATGGCATCATGGAAGGTTGGCGCATGGCGTATGGTATCGCCCTGAACACTATGGAATGCCGATTTAGCATCCTTCTCGAATTCATGCCCGAACAATTCATTGCCGATCGACTTCCACCGGTTGTAGCTTTGATCGTGCTTACCAGGCATGCGCTGTACGAATACGGTCTGTCCTGGTCGGCTACGGTTGCGACCGGTCACATACTCAGTAGTGAACCGCTTAGCCTTCTCATCGTCGATATATGCCTGGATTGCCTTTTCCCGATGCTCGTCAGTGGGGAGCATGATATCGTGCTGGTCCGAAGCCGCCAACTTATGCGCCTCATACGATTCAGCGGCAACAGGCGTACCAGACGCATCAAGGAACCCCATACCGCCATACGGAGAAGACCACTTGTAATCACGAAGACCTTCTTTCAAGCGGCTTTGCAGGGCCTTGTAATTGGAATGGATCACAGCAGACGGCATACCCTTCAGCGACTTCAGATCAACCACCGAGCCGACTGAATCTTCCGCAGCCGCCGATAACTTGGTAGCGATCACTGCCTGTTCATCGGCTTCGACATAGTTGAAAGTAGTGACGCCGGTTTCCATTTCCTTCAACGGAACCGATATAGCGCGAGCGTTTCCGAGTTCTCCGTAGCGGCGCATGGACACGTTTCCGCTGATCGGATTAACGGAACTGATCACCCATTTACCAATGGTACCGTTCTTTTCGGCGACATCGAGTCCTACTCCAGCGCTCAATGCAGCGCCGGTCTCGGGATGGATCACAACCGGGACTTTGCTGGTTAGCGCTTCCTTGGCGATGAAATACTTGTTTTTCACCAATTTATTGGTGGCTTGATCGATCTGTGACCGCAACCGCGCTGCGCTGGCGTTATCCTTGTTCTTGAGTTCGCCATAGGATTGCTTCTTCAACTGCAGACGCTTGAACTCATAGGCGGCATCGCGCGTTTGGTCGGCGCCGTAGCGCTGGGCCGCTGCAGCTTTATCGGCTTCGAACTTGGCACGCTCTGCGTCAGGATCGGCAGACATCATGATCAGCAGGTCGGACCGATCAAGTTTCCCCTCGCGCGCCAGATTCTCGACGGTATCGCCACCAGTCCACAAAATATCCTGCCAATCCTTTTTCGCCATCATGGATTGGTATCGGTAACCGTCAAACGAACCCTTGCTCATGTAGGAGTGAATGCGCACAGCCTCATTGATATTACCCTGGCGCAGTCCACGGCCATTGCGCTGTTGCATGCTGGCCGGGTCCCAAGGAAAATCGAAGTGATGGATATCGGTTGTCTTTTTCTGCAGGTTGACGCCTTCACCCATGGTCGCGGTGTTGCCAACCACGGCATCGAGTTTGCCGGCATTGAAGGCGTCGGCGATGTTCTGGCGCTTGGAGGATGATTCCGCTTCTGAGGCATTGATGATGGCGATTCGCTTGCGGTCCATGCCGGCGCGCACGAGTGCTTCGACAATCTTTTGGTGCGCTTGCACGCTGTCACAGAAAACTACCTGACCCCCGTCTTTGGCACCGGCCGCGATCACCTTGGCCGCATCTTCATATTTTGGACTGACTTCGCCAACATATTTTTCAGGGTCAAGTAGTTCCAAATCAAGAGCCGCTTTCCCCATCTTGCTCATGATCGAGAAAATGTGTGCGTCTCCGGTAGCGTCTTTTTCCTTGGCCGAGTCAATCAGGTCCTGGCGCAATCCCGCGTAGACGGCTTGTTGCTCTGCGTTCATGTCTACCAAGTGCATCTGGTCATCGCGCTGAGGCAGCACGAGCCCGACATCGGCAGCGGTTTTGCGGTCGATGTACTTGCGCATGATCTCGCGCAACTCACCCAAGTTCTTGAAGCCAGCGGTCACCATGGCGTCTTCGATGGTACCGGTGGTGGTGAGTACCTTGTCCTCGACAAACAAGCAGAACCGGTCCAGGAACTCTTCACTGTTGCGGATGCCGATCTGTTCAAACGCTTCCGGCGCGATATGCGACAACATCGAATAAATTTCCAGCGGCGAGTTCTTTGTCGGTGTCGCGGACAGCAGATAAATGCCTTTGCCATCATTGTGCTCGCGCAGGTACCGCGTTTTCATGTTCAGGTCAAAGGCGCGCATGCTCTCGCCTTGGCCGCCAAGGAACTTAGGCGTCGAGCCGAATCTTGCCTTGGCAGAAAACAAATTTTTGAAATTTTGCCCTTCATCCACTAACAGCATGTCGACGCCAAGGTCATTCCAATAGATCGCGTCTGTTCGCTTCCCGAACTCACGATTGGCAATCGCCTGATCGTACGCCTCACGGATTTTCTTCAACTTCTTGTCGCCGGCGTTGCCCTTCTTGTCGCCACGCTGCACCCAGAAGTCGGAACTGACGTATTCGCCCTTGGTAATCGGGTCAATGTCGATTTCTGAGAATGTCGGTTGCGAGATGAAAATGAAGTCGTAATCGTTTTGCACCATGTCGTGTAGCTTGCGCGCACGAGTGGCGGCGTCATCGGGTTTGCTCTTGAGCATGCCATCGGCATCGCGCGTGTAGGTTTCACCTATCACCAGACAGCGGCTGCCAGGAAACCAGCGCTCGGCTTCGGCGACCCAGTTGGCCAGAACTGACTTCGGCACCACGAACGTGGGGCGCTGCGCGGTGCCATTGATTTTCGCCATGCGCGCTAGCATGAGACCACGTACGGTCTTGCCGAGCCCGACGTCAGCCGCGACAATTCCTTTACCAGCGGACATCGCCCAGCGCAACCCCGCGTACTGGTATTGCTTCAGGCCCTCAGTATTCATGCCCGGGATATCAATTGTTGCGTCCGAAAACTCCTTCTGGACAAAGCCACGGAAGCGCCGGTTATACAAGTCTTCAACCTCGTCACGGTATCGACTCGTCAGCAACCACGCCTTGAAGTCTTCATTGAGTGCCTGAATGTCAGGTAAGTCTTTCTTGCCGACGCCATCACGGTTTAGGTAATTGGTGAGCAACTTCTGTGCGCTCGAATACTCGCTGCCACCTGTGACCGTGTACCACGCATCTGCAAACTTGATCGATATGTCTGGGTGCTTGCGCTCCCAGTCGTTACCGGAATTGTTCTTTTTGTCGTTCAGGTAGGCTTCGAGTATGGTTGTAGGCAGGAACGCGGTGTTGACCTGGATGTCGACGTCTTCGAGCGACTTCGGGTCGATGGCGTCTTCTAGGCGTTTTGCCTGCAGCGCATATTTTTCTGCTAGTCCTTCACGGAGTTCGCCTTGTGCTGTCGCTGCGCGGACCCCATCCAGCTTCGGCCAGAGGTCTCCGGTAAGGTAAATGTCCATGGTCGTCCAGCGGTCGCCACCTGCATAGGCGTAGTCGGACGAGGCAAAGAGATGGTCCTCGACGTCGGCAACTGGTTTGTCCATGCGCGCCGCCAGATCGGCAACTGTGAATAGGCCATTGTCATGCTCGATCGCAAGCGACTGCGCAGCGGTCTCGAACGACCCCTCGACGCGCTGCACAGTAGCCCCAGACACCACATCAGACAGCGTGCCGTCGGGTTTGACGGCGCCAATGAGACGATACAAAACGCGATCTTGCGATGCCGCCAACAACAAATTCTTGTTCTTTCCCGGGTTCCCATGCGCATCGACGTAAGCCTGAACGCGCTCGGCCAGGCCGACCCGGTCGCCACCGGCGATAGCTGACTCAATATCGCGCGCGAGCTGCTGGGCATCGGTCACATCGGCAGACTGCATGAACTCGTCGACACGGTGCCAGCGCGGCGGCCGCCCCTGCAGAATATAGTCAATGCCATCAACCGTCTTGGTATCGCCGACCTTGCCGACAACGTAATTGCGTTTCACGGCGGCGCCGAGCACCCGCTTGCGGTCGCCATCATCATCGAGTGCGTCAACGACTTCCTGCACGGTAGGCGTCGGCGTCTTGAATTCGTCTGGTTGCCATGTACTGATGCTATCTGGGACGCCGATCATACTCCCGGCTACCGTGATGTCATTGCCGATTCCGGCCTTCGCCCGCCAGCCCGCTTCCATTGTACCGAAGACTGAATCAGCACCACGCCCTTCAAAATAGTTTCCTGACAAGTAATCCTCGTCCCAGACGCCGAGTTTCTTCATGGCCGCGCGCCCAGCAGACTTCAGCGCCGCCGCTACATCATCAGGACGTTTGCGGAAGAACACAATATCTGTCGTCACTTCGGTATGGCTGTGCTCGAATGCCGTGTTTGGCATGCGAATGGCGCCGAGAAATTCGCCTTTGCAGAGTAGGCGCTGGCGGACCTTTCTGCCGCTGCTGCTGTCGAGCACGCCAGTGGGCACGATCATCGCCACCACGCCGCCGGGTTTGCACTTATCCAGCGACGTATCGAGGAAGTAACCTTCTGCGGTGGACAGTTCCGGCTTATCGTCTTTGATGAGACTGCCGCGGAGTCCGAATGGCGCGTTCCCGATGACTGCATCGAACTGGCGGTCACCATCGGATGTAGCGAAACGCTCCAGGCTGGAATTGACGATTTCATGGCGGTCACCATGCAGGACATCGGCGATCGCTGCGCTGGTCGGGTCGAGTTCGACGCCGGTAAGGCGCACGCCGACCGGCGCAGTATGCGCAAAAACGCCGGTCGCGCAGGATGGTTCCAGCACAGTGCCATGCGTTACGCCGAGCCGCCCCAGGACTGTCCACATGGACTTCGCCACTTCCTGGTCGGTATAGAACTCGTTCAAGCTGTCGCCGCAGCCACCGTTACCGCTGTATTGGCGCAAGACAGCGCGATCGCTGTCGGTGATGTCTTTGCCGGAATTGACGATATCGAATGCTTTTTGGTTGATTTCGCGGCGCCTGGCTTTGGTGATGCCGGCGGGGACGCCGAATGGGCCTTGCTCGACTGCTGACGCTGGCGCAGCGGCTTCGATAGGATGTGGTTCGACAGGCGCCACATGCATTGAATACTCTACTGCTTTCGCACGCGAAATCGCTGGTGTGGTGCCAAGATGCTTCTCGCGAATGAACCAGCCACCGTCCTTTTTGAACGTGTATTCGTCAATGGCCTTGGCCTGGTCAGCGCTCAGATCATGCCGAACCACGCCGCGCAGCGTCTTACCGCGCCCGGTGACGTGTTCGGTTATTTCATGTTTTGTTGCAGGTTCAGCCGATTCCGTTGCAATTTCAGGCTCTATTGGCGCGGAAAACAGGTCCGGCGTTTCGCCGACTGTAGCTGTAGGTACGGTGATAACGAACTTCGCCGCCACTTGTTCAGGTGTGATTCCATCCAATTTCGCCATTTCGGCGATCAGACGCTGGCGCTGCGGTTCCGTCATGCCTGACAATGTATTGGAAAGCCGCTCGGTGCCGCCATGTGCGGCAATGAACGAATCAAGCTTCTTGTGCCGAGGCGCAGTATCGTGCTTCAGTTTGATTTTTTGGATGCGCGTATGCGGTGCCACTACGGTACCATCGGCACGCACGCTCGCTCCGACATGGACAGGCGCACTAAACAAGCCAAATTGCTCGGATTTGAAGAATATCAGCATCGCAGTGGCCGTCAGATTGGGATTCTGACAGCCTACCATCACGATGACTTGGTGGTTTCCTTGAAGAACAGCACAGCCTTAATCATCGCAGGCTTGTCATACGTAGCACGCACCTTGGCGACGAACTCGTCAACCGGCATGGCGGTGATCGGCCCCAGAAAGCGCGGGTCATCGTAATTGCGCAAAAATGCCGCGCGCGCCGCAGTCTCATTGGGGAAGTTGACCATCACTTTGTCCTCGTCGTAGCGCTCCCAGTCGCCGACTTTGCGCTGGCGCACCACATAGACCTGCGTGGCGTCTTCATCCGGCCCGACAAATACGTCGACCTCATCGCCATCGGTGCCTTCACTCCGGCAGAAATAGCCGTATGGGCGCACCATGGTGGTCGACCACTTGTCGCCATTCGGCTTGGTGCCGCTGCGCGTCGATCCCGCCTCGTTCTCGACGGCGATCTCAAGTCCATGCCAGGCGATGCGCCGCTTTTTGTAGTTGCCAGCGGCGATCTGGGCTTCGGTCGGTTGGGCCTTGACGAATAGCACGGACTTCACCATCGGCACCCCAGCCATATCAGCCTGTTCGCACTTGCAGATGGGGCACATACCAGGACCGCCGCAGCGCGCTTTGATCATATCGGGGCGTGGATTGACGTGGCCGTGCGACTTCCCGGCATTATGGTAGGCGGCGGCGACTGCCTGCGCGCGCGGATGTCCGGCACGAATCATTTCGGCTATGTTGGAACTGATCACGGATTGGCTGTCGCCTGATGCGAGTGGCATTATTTCTTCCTCAAAATTTCACGAATGCGAGCGCCGAACTCGGCATCCTCACCCGGTAGATCATCAACCTCTTCAAGACAGGAACCACGGCAATTATGAACTACTACGCCACGGCCAATAATGTACGATTCATCTTCTTCAACGCCAAAGTTATAAAGCAATTTATTTGTCACATGACGCCTAGAAATAGACGATACATCCGCACTTCCAAAAGTATATTCACCAGAATGGTTAAGCGCCAAACGAGCAATCGATTCAGCCACCTTATGCGGTGATTCTTTTGCATTCAAAGAATCAAAACGCATTACATTCCAACCTGATAATTTTAGATCATCATCGCGCTTGCTATCACCGCCGCCAGATAATCTACCATGCCATGGTTCACCATCTATTTCGACAGCAATTTTCTGTTCCGGCAATGCAATATCAATCCACCAATAACGCTTACGACCAGCAGCATCTGGATAATTTCTATCAACTCGATGCTGAAGATCAACCGATATTCCTAGACACTCAATCATCTCGGCAATATCTTCCTCAATTGGGGATGGTGTGTAATTATGCTTTGATGCAGTCAGCCCACCTTTACGTTTTGATTCTGGAGTTTTCAACCAAGAATAACCAAGGGCACTTGAAGCAATACGTGCGCTTGCAGTTATTTCACGCCTCTGTTCGACCGTCATGCCACGCATACGAATACGATTAGAATCAGCAGTTTGTTTTATGGCAGCGGCATATGCTATTGGATCACCAGTTGAAAATTGGTTTATTCCAAGATGAACAGCACATTGGCTTGAGCATGATTTTATATGCGGGTGATGTGCATTAACAAACGGTTTTCTGCAAGTTTCACAAATTTTAGCTAATGCAGACACTTTATCGCCAATAACTATATCGCCAGCATTAACCCAACCCCTTTCGGTTAGAACAGGATGTTCTGGCGTCATTTCAGAAATCTTAATGCGATTTCTACCATCTTGTGAAATTTCAATCTGAATTACATCACCAGTATGACGAGCACCAGATAGAATCCATGTTACTTTCCGAAATCTACCTTTGTGTGTGAGAACTAGATCACCAATAGAAATATCGCCAATCTTTTTCCAACCATCGACAGTATAAATATTAACATTTCTGCTGATGAAACAATTGGGATGCTGCGCGCCAGCGGCCACATGGTACATCTCTTCCGGTTGCCTCTCGACCAATATCCCGCCTTGGCGCCGGCGCGGCGCGGCCGAGCGCCCGAGATTGGTCTTGCCGACCCATACCTGGGTATCGCCATTCTTATCGACAGCACCCGGCGCGACAACCTCCAGCACCATGCCATCGATGCGCCTGCACCATGGGCAAGCGCCATGGTATTGCTCAAGGCGTCGCAACTTCTTGCCTTCCGGCATTGATGCCACGTAGCCCTGGTTGGAGTTCTCGACCGCTTCCGTCAACGCTATCCGCCGCCAATCCCGATTCAACTCCCCGAACGCATCAAACAAAGCCGTCTGCAAGTTGTTCATCGGAGCCGGATTACCCAAGGCATCGGCAGCCATCTTGAGTTGGATGATGGCGCGCATGGTCTTGCGGGTCGACGCCGCGAGTTCAACCACGTTTTCGCAGCCGCGCACGCGCGCGTAGTCGATGACGGCGCGCTGGACGGGAGTGAACGGGAATTCTGCGGCGGCAGCGGCGACGGTGGCAGGGAGTTTTTCGAGTAACACATCAACCTGCTTGGCCGATACCGTCGCCATGCTCGCCTGGACACGGCCCATGAGCACGGACCTGGTAGCCAGCCACTCGGCTTCGGTGCGCAGCGCATCCGGCGCCAGGTACTTGTTGCACAGCATGTCCACGCACAGCATGTAGTCATCGAGCGTGAACGTACCCGGTGCCAGCGACTCCAGGTAGAGCTTGACCAACTTCATTTCGCTATCGGTCCAGCGCTCGTGCATGCCAGCCGGCACGACAGTGCGGTGCTGGCCGACATGGCGCTCGCCGGCGAGCCATTGCATGAGTTCGTTTTTGAAGCCGTCGAGCCGCATCAAGCCGCGCTCGGTAAAGAGTTCGATCATGCGCGCCAGGAACGGAGAATGGTGAACCGCCCATATCAGATCGGGATCGCCCTCACCAATGGCCTTGTGCAAGTGCTCCAGCGCGGAATTGGTATGGTCTTCGCAGCAGGCGCCGACATCGATGAGAAGTGGTTTTTCCATTGGACTATCCTACAATCACGCACGCGCCCCTGCCGGGGGAGACTTTCGCACACCACTATGCACCCGGCATGGCGCAACCTCGCTGCGGTGGTTTAAGCCCACTACCCGCTGACGGCGACCTTTCGGATTGCTTCAGCGTACTGTAACGACGCCGGGCACCGCGAAGGGTGCCCGGATGTGGACTATGTGTACCCGTCTCAGGCTTACCGGCCAGGTCTCTGGACCGCCGACACTCACGTTTTGAGGAAGCCATACCGTGCCAGGCTTCTGATTCTCCAACGTCAAGCCACGTTGAAACGGCCTCAAATCCGTCAAGCAGCCGGCAATGGGCTATATTCTTGCTGGTTACGTCTCCAGCGCGGACTTCCACCGCCGTCTTGTTTTTTGTGGCCGTAGGCTCCACTGCTCTCATCCGCCCTTGGCTTACGTGGATACGTCGCTTTCGCTCACGCCACTTATTGCCAACTTAGGATTCTGGTGCCACTAAGAGGAATCGAACCTCTCTGATGCCGGTCCTTGGTTCCCGGCCCCAATCCAATCAAGGGCAAATCTGGTGGATGCGGCTGGATTCGAACCAACGCGCTGTTAAGACCTGCTCTACAGGCAGGTGCCATCAACCACTCGGCCACGCATCCTGAAACTGGTGGAGGACTTTCACCTCCTGCCAACCGCAA